AACTTAACAAAAAGTGCAAAGTTAAATAAAAATATTAAATCAACAGTACGAGAGATGCTAAAGGATATAAAAGATGCTTATTGATATGGACAAGCTAGACATAGCTGAAGGTGCTAACATCAGGAGCGACTGCCCTAGATGTGGCGGTAGGAATACCTTCACTGCTACCAAGCGTGACGGTAAGATAATCTACAACTGCTACAGGTTATCGTGTGATGCCAAAGGTAAGATCAACTACGGTATGACTGCAGAGGATATGCAGAGCTATTTCGTTAAGCCTCTTATAGAAACTGGTAGTGCTAGTAGTAGGTTAGAGCCATTTGTTTATCCAGAGAATGTAATAGTGCCTGTAAGTAACAGATATATAAACAGGTTTTGTATGCGGTGGCAGGGCATGTATGCAGAAACCTTACGAAACATAGAGTTAATGTACGATGTTAAAGATAAACGTGCAGTCTTTCCTATCTACCAGGATGGTGTGCTTGTAGATGCTATAGGCAGAGCACTAGAGGGATCCACACCTAAGTGGCTGCGCTACGGTAAGAACGCTGAGTACGCTAAGTATTGCTACGGATATTCTAATGGTGTGTTTGTACTGGTAGAGGATGTCATCAGTGCTATCACTGTGGCTAAAGTGTGGCCTAGTGTAACAGGTTTCGCACTACTAGGCACTAACCTGACTGACACACACAAAGAGTGCTTGAGTGATGATGCTAAGTATGCTATCGTTGCGCTTGACCCTGATGCTATGCGTAAGACTTTGATCATGCGTAAAGAGATAGAGGCTTGGTGTGACATACCTACTAGAGCTATCAGGTTACGTGATGATGTTAAGTATCAAGATGGTGATGATATGAACTTCTTGGGGAGATGGATTGATGAAGCAAAGAGACACGGTAAACAAGAGGAACCCAATGGCGAGGGATTTACGACAACCCAAGTACAAACCACAGGTAATACCTGATAAGAAGAAACCTAAACCAGTACGTAAGCAGAAACACAAAGGAGATAAAAATGAAGCAAGGTATTAATCCTAGAACAGGTAAGAAGTATTACTACAAAGACAATCCAGCCGCACATAAGGCTAGACAAGCTAGACATAGCCCTATTCACAACCCTCTTCGAATGTATGTTAATGGTAAGTACATATCACGCAAGCATCAGTTGTATAAACCAGGAAGATACAAATCTTTTGGTGATGCTGCTTTTACTGCATTACAAAAAGATGAGCGTGTGAAAGAGGGGTACGTGTACGCAATCAGCAACCCAGCTTGGCCTGATTGGATCAAGATTGGCATGGCTGTTGATGCAGAGGACAGGCTAAACGGCTACCAGACTAGCTCACCTATGCGTGACTACAAGCTAATACACTCTGTCGCTACTCAGGATAAAGGTAGACTAGAACGAATAGCACACAAGGTTGCTGCCAAGTGTGGTGAGAGACAAGGCGAGTGGTTTAAGATAACAGATGAACAAGCAATAGTAATACTAAATAGTATAAAGGAGGATGTTAATGGACAGGCGAGAGAAGCAACTGACAAAAGAAATCTATCGCATGATAGGCTCATTGAAGAAAATGTTCAGTGATAAAGGTAAACGTAAGAAGCTAGAAGAGGAGGTTGCTTACAAGCAAAAGGAACTACAAGATCACATAGGTGTGAAGAAGTTTATCAGACCTATGAATAACATGGAACGTAAAGCAGCGAAGGAAAGGCGCAAGAAGAATAGTAAGTGGGATGGCGATGGAGGTGAGATGTATGAGTAATGAAGAACAGTATCACATCAAAGGATGGTTTGGAGCCTTTCTAATATGTGTGTTTATGATAATAGGTGTGCCAGTATTGATTAACTTATTCTTCTGGCCTGACATTGGAGTATGGAGTATGTTAAGATGAAATGGTTTGTAATAGTATTCTTTCTGTCGTGGAATAACGATGGTACAAGAGATACGTTTGTGTTTAATAACCCAGTGTATACCTCTGAAGAAGAGTGCAGAGCTACACTGACTGACAGACAAGAGATAATGAAGTATGTGCATGGTATGATGTTAGCCTACAATGGTATGCTTCCTGGTGCTGTTGAGATGGTAAACTGCATAAACGAAGATATGTTTAATGAGTTAAAGCTATTGAAAGATAAACAAGATGGTAAGGTTATGTTATGACACCACGAGAGGAGGCACAGCTAGAAGCAGAGAGAACTTATGTTGACTTTCTGCAGTGGTCAAAGAGAATACTATACTGCACAATAGCTGCATTACTACTGGTTGCATCGTGCAACTTTGGAGTGAGAGACAAGAAGTATCCTAATTACAACGGTGAAGTATATGCACCAAAGAACTTAGGAGTATCAGATGAAAGGTAGTGAAAGATCATTTCCACCGTTTGCATTAGCACACCTAGTAGTAGATGCTTGGAAGTGCATTATGACAATCGAGAACTCACCACTAAGGAAGCTACCTCCACAGTTAGGCTTGATGATATTCTTGATACTGTCATTCATGTGGAGTGGTATCTTTGCATCCATAATAAAAAACCCATACGCTTTTGGGTGGAGTGCTGGTGCTCACTTCTTGGTTGTCTGTGGTATATTTATCACTGCCATAGTATTCCAAGAAGCAGAGAAGGCTAATCCTAGTATGGATGATATATTTAAATCAAGAAAGAAGTACAATGGTAGAGCAAAGGATGGTGAACATGAATAGAATATTAGATAAGCTGCCAGAGTTTTGCTTATCACACTGGCTACTCAGGATACCTCTTGCTATTATATTTATACAGCAAGGTTTGTCTAAGTTTCCTGTCACTCTTGATGGGGCAGAGTCCTATGACTTGCCTTACATAGTGTGGTGGTTTGCCGCATACGGTGAGCTAGGTGCAGGGATAGGTTTGATACTTGGTGGTCTAGCTGGCTTTACAGTTCTGTCTTGGCTAGAAGATATAATAACTAGGTTTAGTGGTTTGGTTATCTGCTGCATTATGACAGGTGTGATATGGGTAGGTGAGCCTGACAGTTTGATGGACGTAATACTGTACGACAACTTGCATGTGTTACTGTGGGTTGGTGGATTGTTCTTTGCACTGAGGGGGAAGAGGGTATGAACAAAAACTATTACATAGAAGAACTAACTAAGAGAGTAGAAAGTTTAGAGAAAAGACTTGAGGCATTAGAGAGAATACTAATAGGAGATGGTAAATGATTGACGTAGAACTGTGGGCTATTAAAGATACTGAGGAAGACAGATTAGTTATAACTAAATGGGGTAGAAATACGTGGAAACGTAAGATGAACCCTAACAGTCTTAATATTGTAGGCTATCATAGATATGATATTGATTGGTCAACTACGCCACCAACTAGGACAGAAAATGCCAAGTATAAGAAGTTAAAACCTATTAAGATCAGAGTAACAGAGATTAAAGATGATAAAGAAATAAGACCAATGACAGATAGAGAAAGACAAAGAAGTACGGAGAGAGTTGCAAGTTTAGAGAAGAGACTTGAGGCACTAGAGAGAATATTAATAGGAGACAATAAATAAATGGAACATGGAGAGTTGTCCTTGATACGGACGCTAATGAACAAAGACTTTTATGATAACAACAAAGGAATACACACACCAGATAAACTATTTACAAAAGACATACGCAGGATCAAGCAGACTGTAGACTACGCTATGAACCAGTTCAACAAAGACTTATCCTTTGCAGAGCTAGAGGGTTTGTTCTTTACTAGAGAGACAATGACTACAGCTAACAAGGAGTCCTACAAAAGAGTGTTTGACAAGCTACGTGATGAAGCACCCATGTGCTCAGAGGTAGCACAAGAAGTTATGTCTAGCTTGTTCAGGAATGTAGTAGGCGAAGAGGTAGCTAACTTAGGTTTTGACTACGTGAATGGCGAGAAGAATACACTGGAGCCACTACGTAATATACTGACTGACTACCAAGATAACTTTTTGCCTAACTTAAAAGTAGATTGGGGTGACATATCTATAGACAACCTACTCGTAGCTAAC